ATAAGCATCGTTGGATCCGGGCCGAAACCCGTGGTTTTGACGATACTAAAAACGTCAGCGCAAAAATGCGCGAGGGTTGGGAACTGGTTCGTAAGGACGAGTATCCAGACTTTGAGGCCCCGGTACTTGATACAGGTAAATATGAAGGTGTGTTTGGAGTAGGTGGTCTTGTTCTTGCTCGTATACCGTTAGAAACTGTTGCAGAAAGAAAAGCATATTTCGATAAGAGAAATTCTGATCAAATGCAAGCAGTGGACCACGATATGATGAGAGAGAACGCTCATTCAACTATGACGATCAATAAACCCGATCGTCAATCTCGTGTAACCTTTGGCGGTCCACAAAAATAGGGGCCGCCCTGATTAGGAGAAAAATCAAATGGCAAATCAAGATACTGCCTTTGGCCTTCGTCCTATCGGGCTTAATGGCGCAGGTGCCAACACTACTGGTGTAACTCAATATGAGAT